AACGACTTAAAGAATACTACCTAACATAATATGTCCCAGGTGTATTCTTGTGTGACATTCAGGAGCATACCATTCTAATAAATGGGTAACGATGCTGGATTAATCAACCTTGCAGAGCAATCTGTAAACCACCCTAACTTTACGCGGAATTGATTGGGTCCAACCTTTTATGTTTGATGGTTTTGTGCCATTTGAAATGTTCAAGGGTGTAAAAATAAGAGGAATTTTTTATAAGTAGTTATTATAAATGTTTTGGATAAATTTTCGTGTGTTTATAATCAGTTTCTTAATAGGAATATTTTGTATTTTTATAACTAGTCCCGACCCAAAACAGATAACGGTTTATCCTACAAATGATAATAAACATTTGTTTCAGTTCAGTGACAAGGCGGGTAATTGTTTTCAATTAAAACAAACGGTTATTAAATGCTCAAATGATATAGAAGAGATTCCAATTCAGATATAGTTGATATATGTAATATACACAATATTGTTATTTACATATATGTATAGGCATATTAGGCATCGGTATAATATAGACATAATATATAAATATGAAAATAGAAAGACTATTTCATTCTGATACCGGTAAAATTATTATTTCCGTATTACTTGGTTTAGGACTAGCAACATTGTTTAGAAAAGGATGCAACAAAAAAAACTGTTTAGAGTTCAATGCTCCTAGTTTAGAAGATATAAAGAAGAAGATTTACAAATATGGAAATAACTGTTTTAAGTATGAAATGGAATCAAATATATGTGATGATAACAAAAAAAAAATAGATTTTGCGTAATTATGGATATCTATCATTCTTAACAATATAGTAGATATGTCTGATACTACGAATTTAGCTGATTTGCCAATGGAACCTGTTTCAGGAGGAGGTGGACAAAATGTCGTATTACATACATCCGACAAACCCAGTATATATGACCCGAATGTAGGGGTATCTGGGTCCAATAACAACGGTCAACATGCTATTAATGAACAAAAACTTATGAATGAAATGGTGACTGGGATTCAACAAGCAGTCGCAAGTGGTGCGACAGGACTTCCATCTCGTGACATTCCTATGAACACGGTTCATTTTGCGGATGAACAAACAACGCCAAATTTTGTTCCCCAAAAGGAGCAACAAGATTATATTCAAAACACAGATACTGAGCAAGAGATAATGGTGCGAAGAATGAAAAATCAAAATTCTCGTGATTCGCTTGAAATATTATATGATGAATTTCAAATTCCTATAATTATCGGTCTTCTATACTTTATATTTCAATTACCGATTGTTCGAAGTAAAGTATTATCGATGTTACCCTCTCTTTTCAATAAAGATGGAAATCCAAATTTAACTGGATATATTGTGAATAGTTTATTCTTCGGTATTTCTTATTATGTTATTTCTAGGGTATTGACGCATTTACAACATATTTAGGTCTAACACATAACAAATAAGCCAACATCAATGTAAGCCATCGACCGTGTAATCAAATTTTTGTAATTTGTTGAATATTCGATATACTCTGAAAATATTCAACAAGTGGGTCATTCTTATAATCGTTTATATAGAAAATATTTTTTATACCGGCAGCGCATAATAATTTCATACAATTTACACAAGGATAATGTGTGATATAAGCATCACACTCGTTACTACTCACTCCGCGTTTAGCACAATCAGTAATCGCATTTTGTTCAGCGTGTACAGTTGCTTGTTCGTGGTCATCAATAACTTTAGATTCATGTGGAGCACCTGGCAAAAATCCATTATACCCTTGAGAAATTATACGATTGTCATTGACCAATAAACAACCAACTTGTAATCTTTCACATGGAGAACGCTTTGATGTATACTCGGTAATTGTTTTGAAATATTCTTGCCAAGACGGACGTTTAGTTGCCATATACAGTGTGTAAATAAAATGAAAAACTAATATAAACTAACATAAACATAAGCCATATGGCGTTAAACACATTTATAAATACACTGATTGAAAATATACCAGAAAAACATTTGCCACCCGAAATAGATTTAGTATTGGACGGAGGCGCATTCAACGGAGTGTATATGTTAGGAGGTCTATTTTATGTAAAAGAATTGGAATGTAGAGAGAAAATACAAGTAAAAAGAGTTTCCGGATGTAGTATAGGAGCAATATTAGGTATATTATTTTTACTAAATAAGATGGATATATCAATAGATATATGTAATAACAGTTATAAATATTTAAGAAAACACCAAGACCTTAAAAAGGTTGTTGATATTTTCAAAAAAAAACTGACAGATGTGATAAAAGAAGAAGATATGAGTATAATAAATAATCGGTTTTACTTGACATATTTCGATACAATAAAGGGAAAACAAATAGTCAAAAGGAAATATAAATCTAAATCAGAATTAATTGATAATATAATTAAATCTCTCTATGTTCCTTATTTAATAGACAGAAGACCTACTGACAATGATGGATGCATTGACGGGGCGTTTCCTTATATGTTCAAGTCAAGAACTGGCAAGAGAAAAATACTGTTCTTAAACTTACAAAGTATAGATAAATTAAAAAAAATGATTTTTATTAAAAATGAAAAGAACATTTATCCACGTTTGATTGAAGGATTGATGGATACACATAGTTTCTTTGAAAAGAACAGTCCAAATAATATGTGTAGTTATGTGAATGATTGGAATATGATTGACATATTATTGTTTCGATTGAGAGAAATTATATACGTAATTCTCTTTTATATTTTTCGTGTTGGGCTTCGTATAGATAATATATTACCAGAAAGTTGGAAGAATGACACATTTATACAGCAACATATATCCGTATTTAAATATATATGGAGAGATATTATGTTATATTTAACAGTGTAATTATGTTATATTTAACAGTGTAATTATGATATAAAGTATTTTACATAATACTATTATTTATGGCAATGGATCTAGAAAAATATCTATCTAAACCCGATATATATTATGTAAAACGTTACGTGGAACATAGAGAATATTTTATGCAAAAATATGTTCATCAACTGAAAATTGTAAATGTTCCTGAAATTATTGAATATGACGAGGCAAATAAAATAATGGTTATGATAAAAGTAGGCAAGAATAACTTGTCGCATAATTATGGTGAAGATGCGAAAGATGTGCCCGAGGAACTTTTCGACAAGGTCGTTAAAATTGTGCGTACTCTTGTATTACATAGAATAGAATACCCTGATTTAACCGGATACAATTTCGTGGAAGATAAGAATACATATGGTAAAATCTGGATAATTGATTTTGAACATGCACGAATCGCACCACTCAAAGAGATTACAAATATTCATATCATAAATATATGTAATGGTAAACAATTATGGAACCCTGACTTTAGATGATATCATATGGTATTTAGAAAATACCAAATACTTTCTTTGAGTTTTTTTTTGTTTTTGACTGGTTGGTCTTTGTTTTTTTCCAGGTGACTGTTTTTTTGTTGGCCCCTTTGTCCGTTCCTTTGACTGCCTTTACTCGTTTATCTTCCTTATCCATTTTTTCTTCGAATGGAATATAACGTAAAAACCAAGATTCGTACTCTTTTGAGTTTCGTTGTCCCTTTAATTCTTTGTATTTGTCTGCCTTGGCAGTTCTCATCGTCTCCAATGTTTCTTGCTCTCCGTAACAATTAACGCTAAAACGCTTCAGCAATCCCTTTTGTTGAAGTCTATTTCGTTGTTGAACATCAAACAAGTATTGAGCCATACATAAGATACGATTTTCATCATAATAAGCACGGTCACTATAAAAAAAAGCAAAATAAAAACTCAACATTGTATCAATAGTCGCGACACGAACGGTCTTATTTCCCTTTTTTATAACATTGTAACTATGACATGCCAATGGTTTATAGATAAAGGCAACTGTCTCTTCAATATTATTAATTTTCACCCTTACCTCGTAATGCGGCGCAATAATTTCACCAATTCCACTATGTTTGACTAGTTGTGTTCCCTTATAATCAAAATCTTCTAGTCTCTCTTTTAACATAGTAGCAGCTTTTTCTGGTTCATCTGCGAGAACATCAAAATCCGGTGTTTTTTGAAACAGTTTTTTTTGCTTGGTTGGCATATATTCTGAATATAAGAAACTAGCATACCCGCCAAAAAATACTAATCCTTGGTCAATAAACGAGTCACGCACTATGTAATATAATTGTTCTTCTTTCTTACTATCTATGCGTTCAAACTGTCTTTGAAATAATTTGGGATCACATTGTTTTCCTCTTAAAGGGTAATTTTTATTTAGTAAAATAAGACGTTTTAAGACTTTTTCCCATCTGCTTATATCTCCGGCTGGTCTAGATAGTTCCAAGTACATATTCATACGGAGAAAATTAGGAGGACAATACAAAATACCATACACGCGAATGGATTCTTTTTGAACACGATTGAACAGTGGTTTGTCTAAATAAGTAATATCCGCAACAGGTATAAAATTTACATATACCTTATATGTGCCGTGATGAACACCTGCCTTTGCTTCTACTTCTTGAAATCCTTCTTTATAATAAATGTCCGCCAATTCTTTTGCGTCATCAAGCGCACGGGGTGAATAAAAATCATAATCAGGTATTTCGATATTTTTATCGTAAAATTGGTCTTCTAAAGGGAGAATATTATTGATAGCGGTTCCACCATAACAAACGAGTTTTTTCTTCTTGAGAAAATCTTCCAAAATAGAAATAATTCTTTTCACATCAGGATTACTTACAGTTTGTTGACCCTTCCGTTTTTCCGCGACATCAATGGCACTTCTTAATATGGCTAATTCTTTCTCCTCTAATGTTAATTTTGGATTACATGTAGTCATAGTTTTGGATATATATAATAATTATAAAAAATTATTATATATTATCGGTTGTCAATTTAACTAAAGTTACAATGTGTAACTAAAGAACGGTTCTATACACTAAATGAATAATAATCAGTAGAGACGGTGCGTGTAGTATAAGAATTTGCTGGATTCTGTGGAGTAGGATCTGGTATAGTAACAGGAATATAACGCAAGTTTTCCGGTTTTAACACAAATGCATGACCAACTTTATCAAAGAATAGGCTGTAATACTGCATATTCGCATCAAAATTCTGGAAAGACATACCGACCCACTGACATCCATAATTGAAGTTTAATATAGGAGACGAATTATTGTTATATACACTTAGGTCAGGTAAAGTTAAAGTCATATTCTTTTTATTATATTCAATTAATTCGGTCGAATCCGGCG